GGCAGCATGCCGCCTCCATCGGTTGGCTCAAGCGTAAATTGAGTCCTAACCCATGCGCCTGGCATATCGTATGGCTCATAGCCAGAGTGCCAGATACCACCATAAACAAAAACAGGACTTGTGTCAGACATGGCTTGTGTTTGATTGGTTAGCAGCAAATGCGTTTGTGGATCACCGTTGTTGATTGGTGATCCACAAAGCCAAGATCATGCGGCACGGCGACGGGCAAGCTCCTGTCCGTAGGTGCTGGCCTCGTCTGCGTAGCGGCCGGCGGCGATGGGATCGAAGCTGTCAAAACTGCGAGCGCACTCGGAAGCATCGCGGATGCTCCAAAGAAGAGCGGCAACGGTCATGGATTTAGCCTTGGCTTCCCAGTTGGCGAAATCAGCGGCGGTTGCGTGGCGGGTCATGGCTGGTGTTGGGGTGCGGCGGATCCCTCCGCCTGTCCCCATAGTGTAGCCCATGGCGTCACCAGTGGCAAGGGGAAGGCGGGGCGTTCATGATTTGTTACATGCGAGCCCGGGTGGCTAGTGGTCAGTCCACTAGCTCCGTGATAATGCCCAGTCGGCTGGCATTGCGCCAGATTTCGCGGGCTTCTTCGGCAGACTCGATGACTCTGTGAAAGCTATCACGGCCCCAGTTCTTGTAAGTAAACGGAGCAACTGAGCACGTGCCTATTTTCCACGTCCGGCGACGCAGTTCAGCGCTAATGAAAGTTCCGTTATTGACATAGACGATCAGCAATAAATCGGAGTTGTCACCGATGAAAGCATTAACGTCCCGGAGCTTGCCGGTAGCGCCACAAGCAAAGCAGTCGCCATTCTGAACGTGAGAAAAGTGCGGCAGCTTGCCGGAGCCGCCGCAGAAAGGGCAGGTACAGGTGGCGTTGCGGATCTTAGTAGCGGCCATGACTGGTGGTGTGGCTGTGAGGGGCTCCCCCTCGGCTCCCATAGTGTAGCCCGCAGCGTCACCCCTGCCCACCACCAGCCAGGCCTGTTCACATAGCGTCACACCTCAGCTGCTCGGCGCGCTGCTCGCTGGCGGGCGATCCGCTCGCGCTGCCACTCCCTCCCCGCCTCGGTCCGGCGCCAGCAGTGGGAGCACCATGGCGCGCGGGACAGGTTGCGCAGGGTCACCCCACAGGCCTGGCACTGCTGCAGCGGTGGCGCTTCCCCGCGGCGGCGGGCACGGAGCAGGCGCATTCGGTCGGCGCTGGTGGTCATTGGCGCGTCTCAGGTTTCTGGTGTGGCACGAACCGGGCCGGCACGTACCGCCAGTTCGGCCCGGGGTTCACAGCGGCGATCTCCTCCCTGGTGGCCACCACGGACCAGCGGATCATGCCGGTGTAGCGGTGGAGCAGGTGGTACAGGTCAGGCACTGCGGGCGGCCTCCTTCGCGGCGCGGGCTTTCATCACGTTATGAGCCCAGCCGTGGGGATTGGCCATCCCGCGCTGGCGGCCGAGGGCTACCAGGTCGTCGAAACTCTGAGCGCGGCCCTGAGCGCGGCGGCGTTCTCGCATCATGAGTTCCTGGAGCTCCCCGGGTACGTGCTCCAGCTCACGCCGCTCCACAGCAAACACGTGGCCGCACTGGTCGTTTATGCACTTCGGTTTCGCCGACGGCATCACCGAGAAACACACCGGGCAGACCTTCACGCTGATCGCGCGCTCGGTGTCGCGTTTCCGTTTTCCGTCAAGACTCCACTCGTGTTCCTGCAGCGGGTGGCCCAGCCGGGCGCAGTTCCCGACGTGATCGAGGATCAACAAATCAGCCTTGCCCGGCGCAATCCGCAGTCCCCGGCCGTTGCCCTGCAACCACGCCGTCAGGCTCTGGGTTGGACGTAGCCAGATCACCACGTCGATTTCCGGTACATCAACACCAGCGATCCACAGCTGCGCGCAGGCCACCAAATCAAGGTGGCCGGCGCGCAGGTCGCGGACGGCAGCAGCGCGTTCGGCGTCTTCGCTACCGCCATGCACGGCCACCGCGCGATACCCGGCGCGGCGCCACTGCTCGGCCACGGCTTCGGCATGCGCCACCGTGGTGCAGAACGCCACGCCGCGGCGGCCATGGCACAGCCGTTTCCAGTGGCTGAGTGCATCACCGACCACAGTCGGCCGGGACAGGATCTCGCTGGCCTGGCCCTGATCCAAGTCTCCGCCGCGGGCGCGCAGTCCGGTCAGGTCTGCACCTGGTGGGGCAAACACTCGCACCGGTGCAAGCAGGCCCTCGTCAATGAGCTCGGCGGTGCTGCAGGTCCACACCAGATCGTCAAACACCTCGCCGAGGCCGCGGCCGTCAAGGCGCTGCGCAGTGCCGGTGAGGCCAAGCAGGTTGGGCCGGCCCAGGGCGTCGATGACCGTTCGGTAGCTGCGCGCGACCCCCAGGTGGCACTCATCGATGATCAGCAGGTCAGCCGGGGGCAGTCGGTCGCGGCGCACTGCGGTCTGCAGTGCAGCAATCTGCACGAGCTGGCCGTAGTCGGCGGATCGGCCGGAGCGAATCTGCCCGTAACTGATCCCCGCAGCACCGAGGCGGTCGGCGGTGTCGTCGAGGATCTCCCGCAGGTGGGCCAGGAACCAGACGCGCCGCCCCCGGGCAATCGACATTCGCACGATTTCGGTAGCCGTCGCGGTCTTCCCGAACCCCGTCGGGGCCACCAGGATCGGAGCGCGGTGGCCGGTGCGGTACGAGTGGCGCAGGTCGACGACTGCCTGCTGCTGGCGGGGGCGGAGTTGGAGTGCCGGCGCAAGACTCCGGCTTCTATTTCTCAGGATGGTACGGGCCCTGTTGACTAACGCCTGATCGTTCATCACCGGTCCCTCACAACATGCAGCGACTCCGCCGCCCTGGTGATGCCGACGTATGCCAGCTGGTTCTGCTGCGCAGTTGGCGCCGAGCCGTAGCCGTCGATGCTCCAGTGCAGGAACACGTTACGGAATGTGGAGCCTTGGCTTTTGTGGATCGTCAACGCCGAAGCGGGTTGCACAACACCGACGGCATCCTTCCGTTCGTAGTACAGCTCCCACAGCTCGCTTCTTTCCCTGCCGCTTGCGTTCTTCGCCATGGTGGCAATCTCGCGCTGGCTTTCACTCCAGCGTTTCGCCTCGCCTTCGGCAATCACGCGAAACGCGACGCGCTGCGCAGTTTCGCCGGCAATCGATACGGTCAGTTCCCATGTATCCCACAGCGCATCAGCCGGCAAGTCACCCCGAAACTTGTGCTGCTGGCGCTCTGCTTTCTCAACCAAAATATCTACAGTGCTATTCAGCAGTGGTGTTCCACCAAGGGGGCTAGGAATAGCGTCAACCGTTACGCACGTCATGCCTTCCACGAACTGCGGCGCGTAGCTTCCATATCGCCTGCGATGGATTCGTTTGTTCATCTCTTCCACTGCATTATTCGTCCACGCCAACGCGCGGCAGAAATCGGCATCTTCCATAGCCTCGTTGGTGGATGCCAGCTCAATCAACTCGTTCAACCACGCTTCGCGGCTGTGATGCGCAATCACGCGAGATTCGCCGCCGGATGCACTGGCAAACGGCGCGCGACCTACAGGTAGCTCCCTGGTGGCCGTCGCAAGATTCAGAATTGCACCATCATGGCGAAGAACCTTGGTCAACCTGAACAAATGATCAGATTCAACAAACGCGCGGCACACTTCATCTTCCCCGACTGGCAGCAGCTGGCGATCGTCGCCGACGAACACAACAGGGCGACCACCAAGCTCCTGCAGCAGCAAATCGTAGAGATCACGGCTGAGCATTGACGTTTCATCGATGATGACAACATCAATTGCGTCCGGGTCGGACAACATGTTTTCGCCCTTTGGGTCGGGCTTGAATGTTTCCTTTCCGGTGTTGTAGTCGCGGCCCATCCGCAGCGACAGCAACCGCGCAACGGTCACCACCGAAAAACCGGATGCACCCCACCCGCGCAATGCGCGCTCAACCTGCGCGCGGGCTTTGTGCGTCGGTGTTGCGACGATCGTGCTCATGCCCCGATCCACAAGCCGGGTCACCAGTGCGGCGGTGGTCACGGTCTTGCCGGTGCCGGCGTAACCGCAGAGCACCGAGCGGGCCCCGGAGTGGATGGCATCGAGGATCCCGTCAACCGCTTCGGACTGGTCTTCAGTCAGCGTGAACGACGACGACCGCGGCGCCAGCCTGGAGGCCTCGGCATCGAGCACCTTGCCCCAGTTCTCCGGGGGTTCGCCGGATTCTTCCAGCAACTGCCGCACCGCGGCGAGGGCTTCAGTGGTGATCATTTCACAGGATTCGGCATCTGAGTAAAACCCGCTGGCGGGGTGAATCGCCACCATGAGCCGTCGCTGCAGACGGCGTACAGCTCAGTGCCGTGCGACACCAGCTGGGCGACTGGCAGGGGGATCGGTGGCGCGGGCGGCGGATCGGGGAACGGGATGGGCTTCCACGCGGAGCCGGGCGGAACCTGGCTGCAGTGCATGGTGATCGGGTCGGCATCGGGGTGGCCGGCGCGCAGCACGTGCACAAGGCCGCCGGGGCCGTCGGATTCAATGGGTGGGCGGCTGATCATCGGGTTGGGGGATTGGGGGGAGTTGGCGCCAGGGCACGGGGATGTGACTGGGAGTTCCGCTGCCACGCCAGATCGTGCCGTCGTTGCATAGGGCGAACACGTTGAGAATGTCTTCCGCGTTACAAACTGCAGAAATCTGGGTGGCGTAGCGCGTCGTCGGCTTTGTTTCCGGCTCTGGGGTGTCGCGGCAGAGGGGTTTCCAGGGGGTGCCGAGGTCGACGTTTTCAGTAAAGGTCACGTAGGTGGTATCGTCTGATTCCAAGCAGATCACGTCACCATCTCTGTCTCCGTCTTCCTCAGTCGGCAGCCGATCAGTAATCCAGGTCATTTCTGCAGCCTCCTGAGCATTTCAGAGTGGATCTCGGTGAGCTGGTCCTGCAGCTCAGTGGCGCGTTGGTGGAGTTGTTGGGTGGTGAGGGTGGTGAGGGGGTTGGATTTCTTGGACTGGAGGCGCTCCCATGCCTCGTCGGAATGAGCCCATAGCTGGCCGGGTGCTATAAGCAGCCAGTTTAAAGGTATTCTTAGGTGCATTTCTTTTGATTTGCCCACAAGACGAAGTTCGGGATAACAGGGAACCACTACATATCCATCGCTATCTGCATCTTCCTTTGTCGGCAGCCGATCACCAATCCAAACGGGTTTCATCAGATACTCCGCAGTGTGTGAAACCACCTAACCCCTTACTGCTATCATGTCGGGTCCAGATGCAGTCCGCGGCGGGACCATATCGACAGCGCTGCCGTGGCCTACCGCCTGGGCCGGGCAGTAGCGGCGCGCCGTCATGGAGGGGTCTGTGGTGGCTCCCGAATCGTAGCGGGTTCCCTCGCGGAACCGCAACCACTACACTGACCACCAGCCCACCACCCCCACCACGTGCCCAGTCACCCGCCGCGCGACGGCTACCGCAACAGGACCTTCGAGCTCCCGGAGGAGCACATCCGCCACCTCGATCGGCAGGCTGCCGCCAACGGCTGGACACGGGCCGAGTGTCTACGGCGCATCATCGCCGCCGACATCCGCCGCGTGCACGGGAAGGCCTGACCCGCGATGACAACCATCCTCGACGCCGCAGCCGGGCGCTGGCCCGAGCTGCTGCAGATTATTGGCGGCCTGACACCTCAGCAGCTCACCGACGAACACCAGCCGTGCCCGGCGTGCGGCGGCACAGACCGTTACCGGTGGGACAACGACGACGGGCCAGGCGGGTGTTACTGCAACCAGTGCGGCGGGAAATCAGGCACCGGCGGGGCGATGTCGGGCATCGACCTCCTGATGCGCCTGCGCGGGTGGACCTTCGCGCAGGCTTCCACGCACGTCGCTGAATACCTGGGCATCGCCACCGATGCAGCCGCCAAACCCCGCAAACCCAAACGCCCTGCGCGCGCACCGGACGTTCCGCCACCAGGGACGCCGCCGCCGGCACTGGGGCGGGCTGTGGCGCAGTACCCCTACGGGCCTGACCCTGCTGAACCGTGGTTCTGGATCCAGCGGATCCCGCAGCCGCCGAAACACGAGGGCGGCAAACCCGAGAAAATCTTCGTTCATCGCACCTGGATCGATGGTCAGTGGCACTGGCCTTCCAAGCGCGACCCGTTCACCAGCGAGTGGCCCGCGCCGCGGCCCCTGTACCGACTTCCGGAACTGATCGCCAGGCCCGACGCACCGGTTGTGATCTGCGAGGGGGAGAAATCCGCTGACGCCGGGACGCCGCTGCTGCCCGATCACGTGGTCATCGCCTGGTGTGGTGGCACCGGCGGGGTGGCCACCGTCGACTGGTCACCGCTCGCCGGCCGCACCGTAACGCTCTGGCCCGATGCCGACGATGCCGGCCGCATCGCGATGGCGAAACTCGCGCCGCGGCTCCTGCAGCTCGGCTGCACCGTCGCGATCGTCAACCCACCACCCGAGGCCCCCAGCGGCTGGGATCTCGCCGATGCGCCGGCCGCGGGGTGGACTGATCGTCACGCCGCAGCAGCCCTACGGCGCCTCGCGGTGCCCGTCGCGCTGCCGCCGGAACCAGAACCCGAGCCAGCGCCGCCGCCGGTGCCGCAGACGATCGATCTACCCGACGGGGCGCCGTTCACGTGCCTGGGGTTCGACGGCGACGGGTATTACTACCAGCCGGGCAGCACCGGGCAGGTGATCAGGCTCTCCGCCAGCGGGCACACCAGCACCGGCCTGTTGCGTCTCGCGAAACTCTCGTACTGGGAGACGATTTACCCAACGAAAACCGGTGTCAACTGGCAGGCCGCGATCAGTTCACTATTCGAGCGGCAGGCTGCCCAGGGCATCTACTCTCCCGATCGGATCCGTGGCCGCGGCGCCTGGTGGGATGCCGGCCGTTCTGTCCTACACCTCGGCGACCGCCTCATCGTCGACGGGCAGGTGCACCCCGTGGCTCACCCGCCGCCGTCGCGGTTCAACTACCAGCGGCTGGCGAGCATCGATATTTCCGATGACCTTAAGCCGCTCGACAACCACCGCGGCACCGAGATACTCGACATCGCCTGCCGGTTCCACTGGGAGGTCCCCGCATCAGGCCTCCTGCTCGCCGGCTGGGCCGCCCTGGCGCCGATCTGCGGGTCACTGGGCTGGCGCCCTCATGTCTGGTTGACGGCCAGCGCCGGCAGCGGGAAATCGGCCCTCCTGGAGCGGTTCCTGGGGCCCCTGCTCGACTCGCTGGCGCTCTGGCCCGAGGGGAACACGACCGAGGCGTTCATCCGGCAGGAACTACGCGCTGATGCCCTGCCGGTGATCATGGACGAGGCCGAATCGAACGAGGCCGCGGATCGGAAACGGATCCAGGACATCTTGGCCCTCGCGCGCGTGGCCTCCAGCTCCAGCCGCCGCGGGGTCATCGGCAAGGGCGGCGCCGACGGGCAGGCGCAGCGGTTCACCATCCGCAGCATGTTTTTGCTGTGCTCGATTTCCACAGCCCTCAAACAGGGCGCCGACGCTTCGCGGTTCTCGCAGCTCACGATGCGCAATCCGTCGTTCCTGCCGAAACCGGAGCGCATCGCGCACTGGAACGCACTCGATCGGGACCTCACCAGCGTCATCACGGCAGAGACCGGCCATCGCCTGGCCCTGCGATCCGTTCAACAGATACCTGTGATCCGTGAATCGGTGGCCGTGTTCCGGAGGGCCGCCGCGGATCGGTTCGACAGCCAGCGCCACGGCGATCAGTACGGGACGCTGCTGGCCGGCGCGTGGTCGCTGATGGAGTCGCGGCCACCAACAGAAGCCGATGCGTTCCGGCTCATCGATGGGAACGACTGGACCGAATACCGCGAGGCCTCGGAGCAGCCGGATGAGGAACGCTGCCTGCAGACGATCCTGCAGCACCAGCTGCGGGTCGAGGGCGATCGCGGGGGGTACACGCGCACCATCTGGGAGCTCATCGAGCTGGCGGTCGGCCGCACCGCGGTCATGGAGATCAGCCCCGGGGCGGCTGAGGCGCAGCTGGGGCGGTTGGGCCTCAAGGCTGACGGCGACCGCCTGATCGTGAGCAGCACAGCTCTGGGCGTCAGGAAGATCCTTGACGACACAGCCTGGGTCCACAGCTGGGCAACGGTGCTCAAGCGCCTTCCAGGGGCCACAGCGGCCGGCGTGACGCGGTTTCGCGGATTGGGCACGAACAGCCGGGCCGTATCGCTGCCGCTGCCCAGGGCGTAACGGTCGGAACGCCTGTTACGGGCGGCGAAACGCCCCCAGATCCCGCTCTGTGACTGGGATCTGGGGGTGTTCTGCTACGTGTTACGCCTGGCCAGAAAACATATAGGGGTACAGAGAGAAACCATGTAAACCCCAGTGAGGGGGAGGGAGATACGCTTTTCCCTCCCCCTCTATCTATCTATACCTTTAACCGTAACAACGTAACAACAGGGGGCAGAACGCTGTCGGGGACTGGGGTTTGGGGTGTTACGGTTGGCGTAACGGGGCGTAGCGCGGCGTAACGGCTAGGCGTAACAGGGGTCCCGGGCTAAGCTGTGGAGGTCACACGCACTGAACCGATGGAATCCCCGGAAGCCGAAGACTCCCGGCTGCGGATGGCGGAGCTGGATGATCAGCTGATGGACTCGGCGATCGACGCAGCTCTCAGGGCGGCCACCATGGCCACTGGCCACGCATCCCACAAAATCCCTGACATCGCCGCCTTCGCCCAAGCCATCGCCCTAGATCGCATCGCCCGGGCACTGGGGGCGGTGCGGGAGGTGCCGATGGATGGGCCTGTGCAGTCGCAGGCTCGGCCGGCAGCACTAGACAGAGAGTTGCAGCACGTTTGGGAATCCGCGCGTCCCAATGGCTCGCTATCTACCGCTCTCCGCGCCATCTACAACCTCGGACTGGAGCATGGGGGTTGGCGGTGAGCTTCGAGGAAATTACGGATCGAATTGGAGCGGTCTTGTTCACCGCGCTTCTTGTTTGCGGCGTTTTTATTGCAGGATCAACCGCTGTCATTCTTTTCGGTAACGGCGTCCTTCCGCTTTTTGTGCAAACATGCGAGAGGAGCAAGTGAAACGCCCTACTCTCTCCGCCGTCGTCTTTCACCTGGTAAACCTGGCCTTTTGTGCCTACATTGGGTTTCTTTTGTGGTCTATCGCGAGCGGTATGGAGGCCATAAAATCCTGCACCCCGACGAGTGACACCAGGTCATTGACCAACATCGTGATCGTTGGCCGCCAGCCCGTGGTGACCCCCATAACCCAGCGGCGCTACTCCTGCCCTGGTGGCCCCGACCGGTGGATCTGAGCGGCACCTTGACAACCCCCGCGGCTTGTGCATTAAGCTGCGGGGAGTTTCTGGGTTTTCTCTGTGACGATCGGTCGGCCTACGGCGCTCACACCTGAAGCCGTGCGCACCGCCTCCGTGCTCGCTGCCCGTGGCCTGCCGCTCGACATGATCGCCGACGCGATTGGGGTTCATCCCAAAACCTGCAATCGGTGGGTGCGGGAAGCAGAAGAGGAAAACGCCGATGACCTAAAGAAATCCTTTCGTTCCGCTGTGTTAGAAGCTCACAGGAACATGGCGGGGCAAATGCTTGATTGCGTCACCAAGTCGGCAACCGAAGATCGCAATACCTGGGCTGCCACGTGGATGCTTACTCATCACCCCGCCCTTCGTGATCAGTTCTCCGACGCCGCCTCCGAACGCCGCGCCATCCAGCGCACCCTTGGCGAGGTGGTCACCGCGATTGAGCAGCAGCCCGACCTCACCGATGACCAGCGCACCAGGCTGCTGCTGAGCCTGCAGGCGCGGGGGCTGGGCTCCGCTTGATCCTCGCCGACCCCATCAGCGCAGCGCTAGCCAGGGCGCAGCTGGCGCGGGTGGAGCGGCAGTCGGCGCCGTTCATTCCTTACGAGAAATCATTCGGCGATCACATCGCTTCAGTCTTCCCGCAGTTTCCTTTCACCAAACACAACACCCGCCTGGTGGAAATCGGCCAGCGCGTCGGTGCCGGCGAGATCCCCAGGCTGCTGCTCATGCTGCCGCCGCGGCACTACAAATCCACGGTGTTCAGCCGGTTTCTGCCGTCGTGGTTCATCAGGCGATACCCTGACCGCACATGGGGGCAGGGCGCACACAGTCAGCCGCTTGCTGAAGAGTTCGGCCAGGCCGCCCGCGACTACTTCGCCGCATCTGGTGGTGATCTCGACCCCAGCAGCGCCGGTAAGGGCCGATGGAAGGTTGCCGGTCACCTCGGCGGGTTCTGGGGTGCCGGCGTCGGCAAGGGCACTGGCCTTCCCGCTCACTTCATCAACGTTGACGACCCGATCAAGAACCGGCAGGAGGCCGAGTCTGCGGCGTATCGCCGGCAGCTTTACGATTGGTGGTCAACGGTGCTCAACACCCGGGAAGAACCCGGCTGCATCAAGCTCATCACCCACACCAGGTGGGCTGATGCCGACCTGATCGGCTGGCTGATTCAGCAGGTCGAGGAACTAGAGCGCGACGGCAATGCCGATGCCGCAGAGCCGTGGCACGTGATCCAGATGCCGATGATCGCCGAGCCAGTGCAGATCGCGATGCCGGCAACCCTCACCGTCGAGCCGGACACCAGGCAGCCGGGCGAGGCCCTCGACCCCGAGCGATTCAATGCCGAGTGGGCCCGGAAGAAACGCCTCAACACCCCTGAACGGGACTGGGCCGCCTTGTATCAGCAGCAGCCGCAGCCATCAGGCGGCGCGGTGTTCAGCGCCAGCATGTTCCGGTACTGGGGTGATGACCCCGAGGATGCGACGCTGCCGAAGTGGTTCGTGCGGAAAATCGCCTCGATTGACTGCTCATTTAAGGAAACCGTCGGCAGCGATATGGTTGCGATCACGCACTGGGGGCAGAATGAAGCCGGGTTGTGGTTGCTCGACATCGTGAATCAGCGGATGGATTTCTCCGTCACGATGGACACCATCAAGGCCATGTTCCCATCCTGGGGGTTTGGTGATCTCCTGGTAGAAGATAAAGCCAACGGTTCCGCGGTGATCAGCGCGCTCAAGCGCGAGACGGCAGGGTTCAGTATTCATGCCGTGAATCCGGTTGGCGGCAAGGTCGCCAGGGCTAACGCGGCCACGCCGCAGTTCAATCAGGGCCGCGTGTTCTTCCCGCGGCGCCACCGTCTGCTATCCACCTTGACCAGTCAGATGGTGAAATTCCCCGGCGACACCTACGACGACCTCGTGGACAGCGTGACGCAGCTGGTCAACTACGCGCAGGGCACCGGTCCCATGCGCGTCTCCACCGTGCACCACGGCTACGGCATGGCGCCGCCGGTGGCGATGATGAACGAGGCGGCGCGACCGAAACCGCGACGCGGTGGGTTCCGGTGAGGGTGGCGTCCTAAGCTGTGGGGCAGTACGATGGCATCGCCACACGCTCCACCTGTGAAACTCACCTGCTCCCAATCCGACCTCAGCGCTGCCCTGTCCCTGGTGGGTCGCGCGGTCTCCGGTCGGCCGACGCATCCGATCCTGGCGAACGTGCTGCTCAACGCGGTCACTGGCCAGCTGACACTCACCGGCTACGACCTCAGCCTGGCGATCGAAACCACCCTGATCGCGGTGGTCGACGAACCTGGCGAAATCACCTTGCCGGCGCGCCTGTTCGGCGAGATCGTGAGCAAGCTCCCCGCCGGAACGCCAGTGACGCTCTCCCTGGGCGAGGCTGATCAGGTCGAGATCAGCAGCACCAGTGGCAGCTACTCAATCAGCGGCCTGCCCGCAAACGACTACCCGGACCTGCCTGGTGGCGCCGTGAGCAGCCTGGCCACGATCGATGCGGGGCCGCTGCGGCATGCCCTCGGCAGCACCCTGTACAGCTGCGCGACGGATGAATCCAAGCAGATTCTCACCGGGGCGCACCTGGCCGCCGATGGCGAGGAGCTGACGATCGCCGCCACCGATGGCCACCGCCTGGCGGTCAGCGTCGCAGACCTGCCCCCGGGCGCCCCGCAGAAGCCGTTCGCTGCCACGATCCCTGCCCGGGCACTGCGCGAGGTTGAGCGCCTGCTGGGGCGCGCCGCGGGCGATCAGGCGATCTGCCTGTCGGTGATCGGCGGTTACGCCAGGATTCAGCCGCAGAACGGCCCGGTGTTGATCACCCGCACGATCGACGGGCAGTACCCGAACTATGGGCAGCTGATCCCCGGCGAGTTCACCAGCCACATCACCACCAGCCGCGAAGACCTGATCGCCGCGATCAGCCGCGCTGCGGTGCTGGCAGACCTCGGCAACGGGGTGCTGCGCCTGGTCCCGGGCAGCCTGGATCTCACCGTCCGGGCTGATGCGCAGGACGTTGGCCGCGGCTCCGAGGTGCTCGCCGCGACCGTCGAGGGCAACGCGCCCACGATTGCGTTCAACGCGAAGTATCTGCTCGAAGCGCTCCGGGCCCACAGCAGCGAGGAAGTAACCCTGCGCTGCAACACCCCGACAACCCCGGCGGTGATCGCTGGTGATGCCGGCGTGACCGCGCTGGTGATGCCGGTTCAGGTGCGGGAGGGTTGAGCATGGATGCGCTGGTGCTGAGCATTGCGACGAAGCTGGTTCCTGGTGCTGGAGAGTTTGTTCAGTATTGGGTTCAGAAGAAACTGCCTATTTACGAACTTGGTGAGCCGTTTCCGGGGTTTGAACAGGTAACGGCCAAAGTTTGCATGATGTATATTTCGCGGGAGACGATGGAAAACCTGCAGGATGATGAGGCTGTCGATTTGATGGCCGCGTCAAGACCCTACAAAGATGGATACGTTGTTCCCATGTGCCTCTCGCCAGCGCTTCGGGGAATTTTGAAGGTGATTTACCAAGATGAGTGTCAGCGCGACACCATGCAAAAGATCCAAGCCGAAGGCGAGCGCGTCAGGTCCGAATACCTGCGCAAACACACCGAACGCATCAGCCGCCCCTGGTGGCGCAAAATCGCCGACATCATCACCGGAAACGACCTATGACCACACCAGCAGAAAAACTCCACGCCAAGCTTCGCAAACACTTGTACCGCCTGTGCGAACGGCACGGGGTCACGGGCTATGAAGCCGCCGGGGTGCTGCTGCACCTGGCAACCGAGGTGACTACTGCCAGCCACGTTCGGGATGGGTTGGTGCAGGCGGGGGAGGATTTTGATGTTGGGGGTGCGCCGGAGCAGCCGGACGCCACCAGCCCCGAACCCGCCCCTATCCCGACGATCCGGGTGGGGCAGGTGTGGCGGAGGTTTGATGGGGAGAGCGTGGAGGTAACGAAAACTCTCAATGAGTCAACAACAGGAACTATCCTTTATGTGGCTGGCCCTAGTGGCGGCACTCCTCGCCTGTACCTCGAAAACGGCAATTTAGCCCTGTCCAGCAAACCCCGCGGCTCTCACCCCTTCGATCTCGCCAAGTTGATCTATGACGACTCTGCTTGCATCTCGCCAGTTCCGCAAAAAGATGTTCACGAGTTTCACGATGGCGTGTACGAGATTTGTGGTGTCCGGGAATCCGGTAAGTCCAATGGCTCTCAGCTGATCTCCGACACCCCCAATCAACCATGAGCATCCTTCACCGCATCCAAGTTCCCCCGGCCGACCCCAACGCTCCCGCGCCGATTCCCAGCCTCCTGGGCGAGTGGGAATCCTGCGCCGGGGAGGTGCACACGTTCTATGAGCCGATGGTGCGCCTGACGCTGGCGATCAACGCCGACCACACCCTGCACATGTTCTGCGAGGCGGATCAGGTTGATGCGGTGGCGGGGGTGTTAACGCAGCGGTTGGTCGAGGCCACGCTGGGGTTGAAAGGCGGACCCGTTGGTGAGGCCGAATCATGAACCCCACCCCGTCAACCACTGCCCTCGGCTGCTGGCTTTTCGACAACCCCACTACGTGGCGCCGTGAGCTGTGGCGTGGTCCTTCCCCGTGCTGCCAAATGATCTGCGAGGTATCAGCGGAAGCGCTGCTGCAGATACCTCGTAGGCTCGTGCCGTCGTCATGGATTGGCCTATGGGAAGGAGAATGGACCCCCGGCGCGATTCACCCTGCATGACCCTCACTATCACCCCCGACCGTGGCCGGATCGGCCCATTCTGGTGGTTCAACGGCAACATGAACCCGCACCATCGGCAGCTCCTCCGGCCTGGCTATGCGCTGATTCAGTGGGGTACCTGCGGATGGGGCCGGCATGTTCGGATCGCCTATGACGTAGTTGAGGCGTAAGCTGCTACAGTTTGGGTGCCCACCGAGTCAATCCGATGCTGAAGTTTCTTCGGTCGCTATTCACCCGCCGCCCCAAGCCCTCCGACACCTACGAACCCGAGTACCACATTTAAGGTGTCGATTCCACCCCCCACCGCGGAATCCGAAGCGCTGATCACAGGCAATCTCGGCCTGGCGCTTGACATTGCAGAACGCTGGCATCGCAAGACCCGCCAGCCGCGCGACGAGCTCCAGGCCGTCGCCTACCTCGGGCTGATTCGCGGATGCCGCAAATACAACCCCAAACGCGGCACCGCGCTTTCTACCGCGGTCGTGCCCTTCATTCAGGGCGAGATCCTGCACTGGTTCCGCGATCGTGGCTATGCGGTCAAGTTCCCGCATAAGTGGCGCGAGAAGTGGGGCCTCGTGCAACGCCTCATGGTTGACCCCGCCGTTTCATTCACCGAGGTGCAGGAACGGTCGGGGTTGACTGCCGATGAAATCGCCGAGATGTTCGGCGCGATGAAGGCCACCGTTGAGCTGGATGAAACCGAAGCCGTCGCCTCCTTTCGAGATCCCGACGTCGAGATTCAACGGCTGGGGCCCCTGCAGCTGCTGATCCTCAAGGCCTGGGGCAATCTCCAACACGCCGATCAAGGCCTGCTCTGCGCCTGGTGGAGCAACCCGCGCCGGCACGTCTACCCGCGTGGGCCGATCCAGCAGTTCCACTACCGCCTTCAGTCCCTACTCCGCGGGCAACGCCTGTCGGAGGTGCGGCAGCAGTCCCTGGCAATCGATGTGCCCACCGTTGAACCCGACAAGCGCCCGCGCCGGCCGCGGACCCGTAAGGTGCTCGACGATATGGTGGTCCAGTTCCGGTTGCTTGCATGAACATGCTCATCGCCACATCGATCGGCATCGCCGTCGGTGCGGCCAGCGCCTACCTCTGGGTCTCACTCCTGCCGCCACCACCCATCATCAGGCTCCCCGATGCCGCCCAGGTGCGCGACGCCTACACCGCAGCGGATCGCGAGTGGGCCGCCCGGCGTGATGCCCTGATTCCGCCCGGATCGTGGGAGCGGTTTGCGTTGTGGGTGGCGCGGTAGCGGGAAAACTCAGGGCATGAAGATCCCGCGCCTGCCGACCACCGACCCGAAGCTGCCGAGCTACGAGCATCCGACGCTGCAGGAGCTCCGGCCCGACCTGAAGCGCGCGCTGGATGTGTACTCAAACCTCCGCGGCGTCGAACGCGAGTACCTGCCGCCGGAGCCGGCTGAGCCTCCAGAGGCGTATGAGGCCCGGCTGGGCCGTGCTGGGTTCGCCTCGTTCTTCCGCGACAGCCTGAAAGCGTTCGTCGGCCTGCTGTCGAAATTCGAGCTGTCGAATCCGCCGGCCACGATGGAGCAGGCGAGCGAGAATATCGACTTCGAAGGGTCATCTCTCACCGCCTGGTGGCTGGAGGCCGACCGCGACTTGCTGCGCGACGGCGGGACGTGGTTGCAGGTCGAGATGTCATCGGTTGGCGCCGCAAACTCCGGGGAGGAGACCGCGATGGGCCTCCGCCCGTACCTGGTGCGTCGGCCGCGGTCCTATGGGGTCAACTGGCGCACCAGCGTCGCCGATGGCGTGCGGCGGCTCGAATGGGTGGTGTTCCTGGAGTTGATCGAAGAACCCGACGGTGACTTCGGGACGAAGCTGGTTCCGAAGTTCCGGCAGATCGGCGCCGGCTGGCAGTCCGTCTGGCGGATGGATCAGGACAGCAGCGGGAAATGGCACGCGATCCCGGAGATTGAGAAGCAGCCGATCCTCAGCCACCGAAAAACCCCGCTGTCTCGCGTGCCGGTGGTCTGGTACGCGGCGGATAAGGCCGGCCCGGGCGAGGGTGAACTGCCGCTGCGGCAGGTGGTCGCGCATTGCATCGAGCATTTCCAGCGCCGCTCCGACGTGCGGGAGAAGGACCACAAGCTCAACATGCCGGTGCCATGGGTGCGGGGGCGGCGCCTGAATCAGACCCCGATGACACCAGCGGCGCAGGATGCTGCCGCACTGGGGATGATGCAACCGGCGCCGTTCGTGATTGGCCCTAACACCATCGTCGAACTGGAAGAAAACGGCGAATTCGGTTTCGCTGAGCCGTCGGCTTCGAGCATGAAGTTCAGTCAGGAGCAGATCGATGCGGTTGAGAAGCTCATCACCCGCCAGACACTGGATTTCCTGTACGGCGACAGCACCGGGAACAAGACCGCGATGCAGGCGGGTTTGGAGTCTGCGCAGACCGAAGCGACGATGAAAGACGTCGCCGAACGGAAGTCATCCACCATGCAAGAACTGATGGCGATATGGGTGGAGTTCACCGGCGAGTCGCTGGCGCCTGATGCTGGTCTCTCAATCAGCAGCACGCTTTTCGAGAAGCCACTTGAGGCCGTCGATATTGACCAGATTCAGAAGCTGGCGGGCGGCGTCGAGCTCATGAGCCAGCGATCGGCGGTTGAAACCCTGCAGCGCGCTGGGGTGAACCGGGTTACCACCAGCGTGGATGATGAGCTGCAGCGCCTGGCCGATGAGGCCCCCGAACCAGCGGAAACCCCCGGTGTCAACGATGCCGGGATGCTGTAGGGTGGTGACGGCTTAACACCCACCACCATGACCCTCTACGAAACCATCCAAAACGCCGTCGACGGCTACCTCGATGAGAACCCCGATACCTCCCTTGAGGAATTGATCGGCTCTCTTGAGAGGTTCAAGGTTGCCATCATCGTGGCCAACGAGGACGAGGATGACGACGAGGAGGTCGAAGACTGATGGCAATACCTCCGGCACCGAGGCGGCTTGTTGCTATCGCCGATCGCTTCGCCCGGAGGCTTGATGAACTGGAGCGCCGCAGCGACGCCAACCTACGGGCGATCCTGCGGCGCTCTCTTGCTGGCACCCTGCAGACCCTGCGACGGTCCTACGCCAGCTACACCGCCGCGCTCGGCCCACAGGGTTACGACCCGGCCCGCAACACGATTCGCCGGCCCGGGTCCTACAGCGCCGCCGAGGCCACATCCAGGTTCACCGCGATCATCCGCGATGCGCAGGGATTCCTGCCTGCCCCTGAGCTGCGCCGGTGGATCTCGACTTACTACGACGACCTGGCCGCCGCGACCTCCCTTGGTGGTGAACTGGGCCGGGCCCTGGCCGAGCTCACCGGATCAGCCACCGCCGGCACCTTCGCTGCCGCGGATCCGATGGTGCTCCGCGCAGCTGCAAACAACGTCGGCGCCCTGATCGACGGCGAGGCGGTGCGGTTTCGCGATCAACTCGTGCAGGTGGTCGGCGAGGGTGCCACCAGGGGGTGGGGCCCGAAGAAGTTGGAGCTGCAGGTGCGCCAGCTGCTCAGCGGTGCGCGAGATCCGAAGCGCCTGAATCAGCGCCTGGGCCTGGAGCAGCGTGCCGCGATGATCGCTCGCAGTGAGCTGGCCCGCACATACTCAGAGGCGACATTGGCCCGGGCCCGTGAGCGTGGCGATTCCTACGTGCGGGTGCTGGCGTCGAACGACGAGCGGGTCTGCCCGACGTGCGCAGCCCGGAATGGCCGCGTGTTCCCAACCGATCGGGTGATCCTGCCGTTCCATCCGCGGTGTCGATGCGTCGCGGTGTTCGTGCCGAACGAAGCGGTGGAGGAGCGCGATCCTGAGCTGCAGGACACCCTGCTCGACGCTGAGCGCTGGCGGGAGGAACACGATCGCGGCGTCGAGGCCTACGCCAAGGGCCGTGGGATCACGATGGAGAAGGCCCGGCAGGAGCTGTCAAAAGCGCTCAACACGCCAACCGCATCAGAAAAGCGCCTGTCCCTCGGAAGGGCGCAGGCGCTGGGGGAATCGGTGGCGTTGTTTAGGGGTTGAGTAGTTGGCGTGCCACCCGCGCAATCCTATTCGTTGTTGATGTTGCGTGTGTACTCAGAATCGCACCGGAAACAACCAGTGCAACACCAGCCCCGCGGCGGCGCCCATCAGTGCAGCTGTAATGATCATCGGTGATGCTTCCTTGGTGGTGTGGATTGTTTCCGTAGCCTGATCTCCCGCGCGCATGGGCATTCGTGGGCAGAAGGCTCAGGGCGTGCCGCCACTGACACGGAAGAGACGGTGGCGGCGAGGATCAACGCGATCATCAGTCGTCGTAGGTGGCAGCGCGGGTGGCTGGCGCCGGCTCATCGCGGAACGTCGGCACTTCGCCGGCGGGGCAGAGCACCAGGCTATTGCCGATGTGCTGAATCCGGGCGTAGTCGCCAGGTTCCAGGCCGATCAGGGCGCCGTAGCCGCCGGTCAGCACGATTTGGCCTTTGGGGCCAACTTTCGCTTCAAACGACGGGGTGCGACCGCGGCGCTCGCGCTTCGGAGGGGTGATGCCGGCGCCTAGGGCGTCGAGTCGGGCCTGGCGAAATGCGTTGACGTTGGCTTTGCCGGCCGCGTTGGCGTAGCCGCAGGCCACGGCGATTTCCGGCTCGGTGGCTTCGCCGATCATCTCGGTGACCTTGGCGGTCAGTTCAGCGCCGGTGAGGGGGGTGGACATAGAATCCGTTCAGAACCCCCGCAGCTTAACCCACAAATGCCAGCCCTGCTACCACCGTCCCAGCCGCATGAACTGCCCGACGACCTGGCGGCATTCCTGCTGGCCCACGCCGCGGTCAGCGCACGCGACGAGCAGGTGACCCGCGAAGCGTTGCGGGATGCGGCGGAGCGGCTGCCCACCAGGGAGGCGCATAAGGTCGCGAAAACCGTTTGTGACGTTGTGTCACCAGATGGCCGCCGGTTCCTGCAGGGAATCGCCCACGGGTGACGGATGCGCTACTGTGAGGGGGTCACGCACCACCACACCATGGCCATCCACACCGTCCGCAGCTACGCCGAAATCGCCGCCAGCCTCGATCTGTGGCGCGATCGCATGGACACTGACCTGGCGCTCTCTGATGAAGAGTTCCAGGCGATGTCAATCGATGAGCGCGTCGCCCTCATGGTTGAGGTGTTTGGTCCTGAGCCGACCGATGAGGAGCTCAGCGACGATCTCGGTTTCGACGCCTGACCGGCCCGGCCCGCGGGAGCCTATCTCCGCCGCATCCCCAACCCTCCCATCTCCTCTGATGACCATCTCCACCGTCACCACCGTCGAAGAAGTGCTTGAAGCAACCGACATCGGGTGCGGACTCCATTCCTATGCCGTCGACGGCGGCTCAATCAATGTGCCCACCGAGCAGCTCCGCGCGGCCCTTGAGGAGGCCTACGACCCATCCATGCCCGGTTGGGAATCACTGGTTGAGATCGACTGATCTGCTCATCCCCACCGCTCCTTTCCCTCTCCCTCCAGTGACCCCATCCCGCCTCTACACCGTCACCACCACCAATGGCACCATGGCCCTGTACGCGCCCAGTCCTCGCGATGCGATCCTCAGCGGCCTGGAACTGATGGGGCCCGACGCGAAGCTCGTCTCCTGCTTCCTGGTGGGGGAGTGGGCCGACCGATGACCCATGCCGACCGCAACCGGCGATGGCGGGATCGTAAGGCCGGCCTGCTGCCCCAGGTGGCGACCTGCGCCGCCTGCTCCCGGCGCTGCAGCGGCAGTCACGGCGAGCTGTGCTCCCGCTGCTGGCTGCGCACTGATGCCGGCCGGGAGTGGCAGCGGCTGCGGATGGCGGCCTATAGGTTGCACATCCGGGACAGGTGCGCTACAGTTCCAGCAGGTCACACACCACCACCCCCATGAACACCACCACCCTCGCCGGTCACGCCGGCCGCTTCGCTGGCACCACCGCCCGCATCCTGATTCACGAAGTCGACTGGGCTGAGGTCGCCGATCTGGTGATCGACTGCCTCAAGGTCGCGATCGTCATGGCCCTTCTGGCCGGCCGCTACACCCGCCGCGCCTGGGACGCTCTGCCGGGCATCTCCGAGCAGCTGGGCCGCTGGTACTCCCGCCGACTGGTGGCAGCCCGCGCCACCTACGCACCCGTTGCCGTCGCCGCCCGGGTGACCGCCGATCGCGCCACCAGCCTGGCCCGCCTCACGAACCGTCAGCTGATGGTCTTGGCGGGCACCCGCCGCCGCCTGCCGAAGGCGCAGCTGATCCAGATGGTGATGGCAGCCTGAGGGCTGCCTGGGGCCACAACCTGTAAACCTTGCTTCCGCATCCGCCATGGGCTACACACTGAAAATTGGAGAGGCTGTCATCGAGTACAACAATGAAGCCGTCAGCATTGGCTGTAACACGGTCAAGATCGACGGTGCACCAGCGCACGGAGATCCGACGGATGGCACAAACGAAAAATGGCCCTCTTACGACGCTTGGACGTCATTCTGTAATCAAGTTGGAATTTCTCACGTGATGTTCAATGAACACAACGGTTTTGTGCGAAACGGAAATTACTGTTTTCCTTTGATCCAAGACCACCCCGGCGCCGCACCAATCACAGCCGCGCACCTCGAAGAGGCTGAAGAACGTCTTGCGGCGTACAAGGCTCGCTTCCCTGGCCACATCGCTCAATATCCGCCACTAAAGGAAGGCGCGGAGCCGATGGTGAAAGGAACCGGTCTCTACTCAGAGGCAAGCTACGTGGACGATCCTAAGTATGACGGGAATCTATGCCGGGCCGAATGGCTTGTGTTCTGGATGCGTTGGGCGCTTGAGAACTGCGAACGCCCTGTGTTCGTCAACTCCTGATCTGCTATTTCATAAACATCAACACTTCACTCATCCTGGGCCCCACACCGCAGCATCTTCACCAATCTCAACATGTCTGATCACACCTCCTTCATTCGCCCTAGGGCAACCATTGAACGCGAGAGGCTTATTGAGCTTTGTCGCGGAATTGTGCAATGCCGCGACCTAGAGGTAGCGGCGGGATCCATCGATCCGCGAATTCCCGACGACTTGATTCAAGAGCTGTCGCAAGTTTCTTTTCAAGTCAACTGCCTTCAGGCGCGTGAAAAGGACGCGCTTAGAAACATCATCTGAGGTCTGCCATGAACATCAACATCCCACTCCTTCAGGTTCACACCAGGCCAGGATCAGGATGGCTCCGCGTCTTCGGTTTCGGCATCACATGGAAAGACACGCGACGCCACCGGTTGATCTTCAGTGAGCGGAATGGATACTGCAAGCACATTCTCATCGGTCACTGGTCGTTTTCTTTTCTGAAGCCATGAACAACAACAACACCACGCCGCCGCCGACACCGGCTGATCTATGGAACACCTTGGGAGACTTGGCGTACGCAGCCAAATGGCAGGGACCGAAGTCGGAGGCTGTGAAAGGGGTTGTAAAGGCCGCCAACGACCTCTTGGGGCCCTCGCGCGACTGGGCAATCCCCTGCCAGCCCACCGCGTTTGATGCGGGGGATGGGTGGAGCATCTACAGGATGCACGACGGCTGGCACTACACCCGATACGACGTGCCTTTTCTGCTGCGCTCTGAGCCGCATCCCACCCCCCGCGCCGCCTGGGATACGCTGCAGCAGCATCGGGAGCGGCAGGGTGATGTCTGACCCCCGCGCCAAGCGCCAACGACGCCGCGACCGCGGCCGGGCCAAGCAAAAGCCGCGCATCGTCGTGTGCCGGACCTGTTACGCGGTCAATCCGCTTTGCGCATCGCCGATCTGTCGGGCGTGCGGGCACAGTATGTATCGGCCACCCGAGTCACAGCGCCTCGATTGGTGACTGGATACGCCCTAGCCCTCCCCCACTCCGGAACCCTCCAACACCACCCCAAACCGAATGACATTCCCCGCCTCCGCTCCCGCTGCTAATCCGGTCTTCTACCGCACCTACTCCCGGCGTACTGACAACGGCCGCGAGAGCTGGCCTGAGGTTGTTGAGCGCAATCTGGCCGGCCTGCAGCGCCTCGGCCGGCTCACTGATGACGAGACCGATTTGCTGCGCCGCATGCAGATGCAACACAAGGCCCTGCCGTCGGGCCGCTGGCTCTGGGTCGGCGGCACCGACTGGCTGGAGCGCCCCGAGAACTTCTCCGGCGCCTACAACTGCACCTCCACCAACTTGGTGGACTGGGACGCCTTCGCCCTGATGATGGATCTGGCGATGATGGGCTGCGGCACCGGCGCCATCATTGAGCCGCACCTGATCGAGCGGTTGCCGGCGGTTCGCAACGAACTCACCGTCACGATCACCAGCGACATCGGCGTCACCCCCGCCGGCGCGCGTCAGCAGCGCACCACCCACAGCGTCGACGGCCACACGGTGACGATCAAAGTGGGCGACACCCGCTCCGGCTGGGTCGACAGCTACCGCCTGCTGCTGGAGCTCAGCAGCGACGGGCGCTTCAGCGGCCCGGTGCATGTGGCGGTCGACCTCTCCGACGTGCGGCCGGTGGGCGAGCCGCTCAAGGGCTTCGGCGGCATGGCCAACCCGGTGAAACTGCGCGATCTCTACGGCCGCGTCGCCCAGATCCTCAACCGCGCCCGCGGCCGCCAGCTCACCTCCGTTGAGTGCTGCCTGCTGATCGATGAGGCCGCCGTCACGATCGTGGCCGGCAACATCCGCCGCAGCGCCGGCATGCGCCAATTCGCCGCCGACGACCTGGCCGCCTCCACCGCCAAGGACAACCTCTGGCAGCAGGATGCCGACGGCAACTGGCGCATCGATCCGGAGCGCGACGCGCTGCGGATGGCCAACCACACCCGCGTCTTCCACCACCGCCCCGACCGGGCCACGGTGCTGGAGGCGGTGACCAAACAGTTCCACTCCGGCGAAGGGGCGATCCAGTTCGCACCCGAGGCGATCGCCCGCTCCAACGCCGACCTGCTGACCACGCCCGAGCTGCGCGAGGAGTTCGTGGGCATCTACTGCGACCAGGGCCGCGAAGAGGCAGGCCGCTGGCTGCAGCTGCACCACAGCGGCATCAGCCCCGAGGAGCTGGAGCACCGCCTCGGCCGCTACGGCCTCAACCCCTGCGGCGAAATCCTCGGCGCCGACTTCCACTGCAACCTGGCCGAAATCCACCTCAACCAGATCGATCCCCACGACGAGCAGGCCCAGGAGGAGGCCTTCCGCGCCGGCGCCATCTCGGTGGCCTGCCTGCTCAACCACCGCTTCGCGGTGGAGCGCTACCGCCAGAGCCGGGCCTGGGATCCGATCGTGGGCGTGAGCTTCACCGGCCTGTTCGATTTCTTCGTGCACGCCTTCGGCACCGCCTGGCTGCAGTGGTGGGAGGCGGGCCGGCCCCACACCGAGGAGGGCCTGGCCTTCCTGGCCGCTGAAGCGCGCTATCTGAGCCGCTGGCGCGAAATCGTGCACCAGGCGGTGGGCGAATACTGCGACCGCCACGGCCTGCGCCGCCCCAACCGCGCCACCACGGTGCAGCCGGCCGGCACCAAGAGCCTGCTCACCGGCGCCTCGCCCGGCTGGCATCCGCCCAAGGCGCAGCGCTTCATCCGCCGCATCACCTTCCGCAAGAACGATCCGGTGGCCCTGGCCTGCCTCGATTACGGCTATTCGATCGTGCCCAGCCAGAGCGACAAGGACGAAAACGGCCGCCTGCTCGACGATCCGTTTGATCCGCGCTGCAGTGAGTGGCTGGTGGAGATCCCCACCGAGGTGAGCTGGGCCAACCTCCCCGGCGCCGATCAGGTGGACATCAGCAAGTTCTCCGCCCTGGCCCAGTTTGATTTCTACATGCAGGTGCAGCGGTACTACACCACCCACAACACCTCGGCCACGATCGAATTCAGGGAAGACGAGATCGAGCCGCTTGCCAAGGCGATCCACGGCGCGATCGAACGGAACGAGGGCTACATCTCGGCCGCGCTGCTGGCCCGGTTTGACGCCAACGAAACCTTCCCGCGGCTGCCATTCGAGCCGATCACGGCGGAGCGATACCGCGACCTGGTGACCAAAGTGGAAAACCGCCAAACCACTGATAACTTCTTCGCCGCTCTGCGCGGGCACGATGGCGGGGAGATCGAGGAGGCGGGCCCTGCCGGCTGCGACTCCGATAAGTGCTTGCTGCCTCAGATGCGGTGATGGTATGATCGGGGCCAGCCGCACACCACCAATGGCCTCCTTCCTTTCCCAGTTCTTCGCCTCACCGATCGGCGAGCGCTGCTACAACGTCAACGGCCGCCGCGTGTGCACTAGCCACGTGGCGGCTTTCGTCATGGCTGCCAGCGAGCGCGAACAGGCGCGAATCGCTGGCGTGCTGCAACGGGTTCAGTACCTGCGCGGCGACGTGCACGCATACCTCGCGCAGGTCGCCGCCGGTATCTGAGACCTCAGCGCTTGCGCTTGCGGGAAACGCCGCGGTTCTTCTCCATGCGGGCGACCCTCGCCTGCGCGGCCTTGACCACGGCGTCAGTCCTGCCGCCCCGGTACATCTTCAGCTCCCTCACCTTGCTGGTGGCCGCCTTGTACGCGGCTTTCGCCTTGGTGACGGGAGCCTTGCTCATCTTGGCAGGTTTCTTCGCGGCCGGCTTCGACGCCGCCGGGGCGCTGCGCCAGGTCGAGCGCTTGCCCTTCGGCAGGTTGCGGCGCGGGTTGTTCGGCAGCATCAGGCCACCGGCGCGCTTCTGAGCTGCCTTGCCGCCGGTGAACCCCTTCGGCTTGATGCGTTTGCCGAGCATCGTCGTCCCCTTCGCCTTGAGCGCAGCAGCGCGGGCGGTGTTGGCGGATCGGGTGGCAGCGGCCTTCAGGCCTGCTGCTGCCCTGGCGCCACCGCTGGCCTTGGCACTGCTGCCGCCACCAGAGGAGAACCTGCCGTTGCTGTCGCGCCTATACGAACGGGCCATGATTTCGGGAGAGTGACCTACACTCAGTTTGCCCGGCGCTTCCGTTTCCGCGTCATGCCGGCCTCGCTCATGGCGATGGCCACGGCCTGCTTCCGGCTGGTGACATTCGGGCCCTTGCCGGGGCCGGGCTTGCCGCTGCGGAGCTTACCGGTCTTGAACTCGCGCATCACGCGCGCGACCTTCGCCTGTGCCTTGGTGGGTTTCTTGCGGGGCATCGAGAATGGGGCAATCGATTTTCGTGGTCACCCGGCCATCAGCATGCACCCGGATCACCCTATGCCGGCGGGGTTCGCCTTGCGTCGGCCTGAGCAGCCTTCCGACGGCGGTAACGGGTGAGGGCATGGCGCAGGTGGTGGGGATGCCTTAGGTTACAGGCAAACTGTGGGTAGGACAGCCTCGCAGCGTGGCACTACCCACCCCCTCCGCCCCCTGGCGCTCCACCGATCGGGAAACCCTCAGGCAGTACCTGGCCTGGCCGGCGACCGGCTACAACCTCACGCAGCTCACCGGGGCGATGAATCGCCTCGCGGGGGATTCGCCGGAAACGGTCGTGGCGATTCAGGGTTGGATGGATGAAATCGACACGCTGACACAGGACTGGGCAGACGAGGTGTCTGATGGCACGGCACATCTCGGCGATGTCGCCGAGTATGAAGGCGTCGCGCCTGGTGTGAAACTCACCCGGCAGGATCGGCTCATCAAAGCCGACGTACTGGAGTGGTCGCCGGACCTGCTCAAGACCCGCATCGTCGCCTCCGGTGCCGCCAGCAGCACGAAGTCGGGCCAGCGATCTGCGCGCCTGGCGGGCCTGTACGGGCGGATCTTCAGCGCCATTGGCCTCCGCCCCGCCGGTGGGTATGGCGCCGGCTCCCTGGTTCGCAGCTGACCATGGCGACCGAGTTCTACGAATACAGCAATGTTCGGCTCCTGATCGGCAAACCCGCCGCGGTGGTGAACTTCCGCGACGGGGTGCCATCCAGCACCGCGGCCTGGCTGATTCACGTCTACGCCAAGGGGCCCACCGGCGGCGCCGCGGAGCTCCCCTCGATCGATCCCAAGACCCGCGTGATGGGCGGTTACATCACGGCCTGGGCTGAGGTCCCAGCCGCCACGGCGATCACCGCGGCAAGCTCCGGGTTCACCTGGAACGACACCGGCCTGGCGCCCGATGGCCTCCGCGTCGGCATGGGAGGCCGCGGGCTGATCGCGAAGCTCGAAGACCTGCCGCTGCTCACCGGGCCGGCACTGCAGGGCGAGGTGTCCATCACGATGCTGTCGGATCCGTTCGGCCCTGGTGGCATCGGATCGCAGATCCGCGAGCTGATCGGCGACAAGATCAGCATTGAGCTGCAGGTAGCAGGGTGAGCATCACCTGCCGGGTTGAGGGCAGCCTGCGGGCCCAGGCGGAGCGATCTGCGCAGCGCGCGTCGGCCATCGTGTTCGGCGAGCTGTCGGCGGCGTTTCAGCAGTCATTCACGGCGAACGTGTGGCAGTGGCCGCGGCAGACGGTGCGAGGTGGTGGTGCCATCGCCGGCAGTCCGCGCAACATCATCGATACGGCAAACCTCAGGCAGTCGCACAGCTGGCAACAGAACGGCCCGTACGTCGCCAGCTACCTCTGGTCTGCGGTGTACGCCACGCCGGTGCACGAAGGCGCCGTGATCGGCCGCACCATCCTTCCGCCCCGCCCCTGGACCCGCGCCGTCATGGGGACTGAACGGGTCGCAGGGCTGGAGCCGTTTCCGTTTGAGAAGCGATTGCGGGATGTCTGGATGGGGTATATGCGGGCGAAATCCTAGGAATCCTTGAGCCGCAGGAATGCGTTAACTATAAGCATGAACGATGCAAGCCCGATGGCGATAAATGCAAACCCGGGCATGAATCCTTCCATGCTTGGCTTTGCCAGCCAATATCCAATCGAGGCAGCGGCTAGAATGCAGGCGCAGTCCACCATCAGGGAAACAGTGTTGACGGGATGCATGTGGCTTGATTGCGTGACGATGACATCGTACCGCAGATCCGGGAAACCTCCCAGTACCTACCCACCTCACAATGCTGCCTTTTGTTACGGGCCCCGAGCCTGAGGTTCGCACCGTGTCAGCCGTTGTTCGCGGTGAGACCGTCAGCATCGACCTGCCCAGCTACGGCGCGCTGCTCGGCGGCGAACACCTCCACATCGCGCCGCACGCCTACAACGACCTGGTAACCCTCCAGGCGATGCTGCTGGCCGATGCGCTGTTGGCCGAGGGGTTCGCGCCGGAGCAGGCTGAGGCCTCCGGCACCCGCCTCGCCGCGGTGCAGATCGGGATTCCGACGGCGCTCACCGAGGATGAACGCCGCGCCGCGATCAAGCACGCCACTTTGGTGGCCGAGGTGCGCTCTACCCTCTCCGAGGCCTACGACGCGCAGCAGACCCGCAAGGCCACCGCGATGATTCGGTTTCGCGTGCCCGGGCAAGGGGCCTGGTCCGACAGCGACACCACGTCCAAACTGCCACGACCGCTGATTGCCGCGCTCGCGCAGTTCGCAGACGAGGAGGCCGACACCGGCATGCCGAAACGGGATCCCGAGGAAATCCTCAGCGACATGATGGAAACACTGGGAAAGCTCGGGCCTCAGGCGGCAAGCCCGCCGGAGGCCTCGACTGGGGAGACCTCTACTGGCGCTGCCAGCAGCTCTGGCCCGGAGACCCCACCTACTCTCGCGAGCGGTTCGCGTGGCTCCCGGTCCCGTTCGTCATCGAGGCGATCGAGCGGGGCGAAGAGCGCCGGCTAGACGAGGCGCATCGGGCAGAGCAGCCGATCGCGCTGCTGCATCAGCGGCTTGTGGCGCTCAACGTGACCGATGCGGCGGCCATCCCGCAGCTGAGCGATCTGTACCTGTTCCGGCGTGCTGAGCCTGGCGATCAGCCACCACGCGAGGCCGGTGCTGCCCTGCTGGCGCTTGTCGCGCGGAAGCAGCTACCTGGGTTCGCCATGGCGTTCTACGAGCCCCTCTCCGCCGCCGGCCGCGATCACCCACCGCCGGCACGTCTCGCCCTGGTGGCAGACGACGCCATCCTGCTGGCGCCGAAACTGACGGCAACGGGCTGGGCCGGGTTTCTGATCGCCGAAGACACCGCCGCGGGGCAGGACCGCGAGTTCAAGGCGGCGGAAGATCCTGAGGCAACTTGGATGCTCTCTGTGCCCGCTCCTGAATCATGGGCAGCAGTGTGGGCGGAGGAAGCTGCATCTCTCGCCACTCCTCAATCTCCGCATACACCCGACTCACCATCTCCGCCGCCTGGTTGATCGTCGCGGCATAGCCCAGGCTCCAGTACCGGCCCTGGTACCAGACGCGGGCCTGGAATGGTTTGCGCTTGACGTGCGGGCAGTAGCACACGCCGCGGGGGTAACAGGCCAACGGGTTAGGGGTGGGTTACCTGAGGTTTCCTGTAAGCCGTGGGATCGGCTTAAGCCGGGGCGGACTGATCAGGGTGAGGACCAAGATTTTCCACCATGGCCTACAGCCAGGCATTCGGCTACAAGTTCTACTTTCAGATCATCAAAGGGTCGGTGATCGACCTAACGAAGATCGTTGACGGCAACGGGATCGGCACCGGCACTGAGAAGTTCATGGACATCAGCACGCTGCTGTCCAATACCAGCGCCGTCGCTGCGGTCGGCACCGGCAGCACGTTCAAGATCATTGCCGGATCGTCCAAGGCCGTCACGAAGGCCGCTGCGACCACCGCCGAGGCGACGCTGACGTTTGCGGCGGCCCATGGTTTCGCGGTTGGATCCACCGTTGCCGTGCAGGACCTGCCGTCGCCGTTTGCCGCCCTCAACGGCGTATTCACGGTGAAGGCTGCCACCACGTCCGCGCCGTTCACCCTGACCTACGACCTGGTAGGCACCGCGATCACCGAGGCCACCGTCGCCGCCGGCACCGTCACCGGAACGGCGTTGAAGCTCGATGGCACCGATCCGCCGATCCGCCTGCTTGGCCTGACGAACCTGCCCACCAGCGAGGGCGAATCGGAAGAGACGGTTCAGACGTACGACGATGAATCCCGGTCGTTCGATACGTCGATTGCCACCGGCAAGTCCTACAACGTCGCCGTTGGTGGCGTGATCGATCAGGACGACGCTGCCTACCGCCTGATGCGTATTGCGTCGAAGCGGTCGGTGGAAGAGGGCCTGATGATCAAGTTTGCGAAGATCGGCCCCCGCGGCAAGAAAGAAACCACGTTCGGCTATGGCCGATTCACTGGTTTCGAGGAATCGAACGAAGCCGGTTCCATCGTGAAGTTCACGAACCAGGTGAAAGGCTACGGTCCCTATGGGATCGACTGGAGTGTGATGGGGTGACGTGAAGTCAGGGCTGGGATCACCTCCCCAGCCCCTGCCGCATCACCCACGCCGTTGCGGCGCGTTGCGAGTGCCAGGCCTGCAGCAGCTGTTTCGCCAGGTACTGCAGGGCTGGTACGTCGGTGGTGGCATCGATCGCGCGGCTCATGCGCTCCAGATCGAAGGCCTGTGCTGGGGTCAGGGCGAGTGGGTCCATCGGTGCGTGGCATCTGCCGCAGTCTGACAGGAAAACTCAGGTAGCCCCACCCCATCGCGTGCTGCCGACCACCGCAGAGGAGATCTACGACCTGCTGGCAGCCGATCCGGTGGTGTCCGCAGCGCTGGGCATCTACACGCTCGCGGATGGGACCACGGCGCCGGCTATGTCCGTGCTGGCGCAGAACGAGAGCCTGCCCGAGGGGATCTCCCCTGGTGGAATCGAAATCACGATCACCCGGGTTCCGACTGGAGCGGCTCAGGTGATGATCACCGAGGAAACCTTGCTGAACCCGACCTGGCGTATCTACGTGCTCGCCTGGGGGTCGGGGTCGCTGGGGCCGCTGATCCAGGTGTGCAACCGCATCGTGGCGATCCTGCCAGGTGCGCAGCAGACCCCGAACACCGGCGGCGGCGGGATGGGCGTTGTGGATCAGGTTGCAATCGTATTCACGAATCCGACCGTGGTGGTGAGCGCAGATGGCTGAATACCGGTTCACGGTCGGCGGCGACTTCTCTGAGCTGCTGCGGGCCTTCGACAAGCTCGACGCCAGGGCGGCGGAGTCGGGGCGGGCGATTGGAAAGGGGATTGACGAGGGTGTCCGCGGTGCGTCAAATCGCAGCATCGCGGCACTGCAGGCGGAGCTCGCGCGACTGGAGCGCCGGCAAACCCGTGTCGCGATCGATTCATCAGCGTTTGACAAGGCTGGCGTCAGGATCCGCGAGATTGAGGGCCTACTGCAAGCGATCGAGCGCCGGAAGATCACCCTGAACGCCGACCCCGGCAGCATCCTGGCGCTGCGGACGCAGCTGGGGCAGCTCAACGACGAACTGAGCCGCACCGCGATCAACTCCAAGCGGTTCCAGGATCTGCAGCGCGAGATCCGCGGGGTCGAACGCGAGCTGCGCAAAGCCGGCGAGGCTGGCGGGATCGCCGCGCGCGGGATGGGCCTGATGCGCTCCGCCCTTGCACTGGTGGGTGGGTTCAGTGCTGGCGCGGCCGTCACCGGGTTCTTCCGCGAGTCGATTTCGCAGGCGATCCAGCTCGAAACCGCAACCCGCCGCCTGACGAACACCCTCGGCCCTCAGGGTGCCGGCGCGGCGCTGGGGTTCTTGCGGTCCACCAGTGACCAGCTGGGCCTGTCGTTCCGCGACTTGGTGGGGTCCTACGGCCGGTTCACGGCGGCAGCGACCGCGGCAAACGTGCCGATCGGGCAGCAGCAGGAGCTGTTCACCGCGGTGTCGCGGGCGGGGATGGCGTTGGGCCTCTCCACCGATGAGGTGAACGGTGCATTCCTGGCGCTGCAGCAGATCGCATCCAAGGGCACGGTCTCGATGGAGGAGTTGCGGCAGCAGTTGGGGGAACGGCTGCCGATCGCGCTGGCGGCAACCGCAAAAGGCTTGAATATGTCCATCAAGGACCTGGTGAAGCTGGTAGAAACCGGCCAGCTGTCGGCCACCAAGTTCTTCCCCGCATTCACCAAAGGTCTCAACGAGCTCACCGCCGGGGCACAGGGCGCGCCGACCGCAGCGCAGAATCTGCAGCGGTTTCAGAATGCTTGGGAGGAATTGCAGGTTTCGTTCGGGCAGAATCTGCTGCCGACGATCACGAGCGCGGTCAAGCAGCTGACGGCGGCACTGGCTGAGCTGAAGTTGCAGGGGCAGGGCAGGGGGCTTGGGTTTGAGGCTGGCATCGGTGGAATATCCAACCAGGCCGCTCAAGTTGTTTCCGAGCTGAACCTTGCCCAGAAGAAATACAACCTAACTGATCAAGAAGCGCGCAATATATTCAGCCAAGCTAAGGCGATGAGCCAGCAGCAGGGGCCGCTGAGCAAGAGCGCTATCGCCCAGTTTTTGGGTATTGATGGACGTGCAACCAAGGAAGATGCTCGCACCATTGAAGCACTTCTGAAGAATATCGACCCGCTGGCCAAGAAGTTTGCGGCCGGCAGGCGCGATCGGGTCGGAGAGGCCAATGCCGAAGCCTCCGCCGCCAACGCCCTCACCACCAAGCTCGAAGAACAGGCCAAAGCCCGCCGCGAGGCCCTCGGCAAAACCTCCCAGCAGGGCCAAATCCAGGCGCTGGAGGCCGAAGCGGCCCTAATCCAGAAGGTCACCACCGGCAAGCTCACCCAAGCCGACGCAGACCGCCAGGCCGGCGCGTTGCGGCTCAACACCCTGCGGCAGGAGGTCGCCGGCTACGACGCGCTGATCGCCAGCCTGGAGAAAGCCCGCGCTGCCGGGGCCAGCAACGAGAAACAGATCCTCGCCGCTCAGGCCGAACGCGCCGCCAAGGTCGTTGAGATCGCCAAAGCCGAGCAGGCCGGCTCCCAGGCCGAGGTTGAGCGGCGCCGGAAGATTCTGGAACTGGCGATCTCGCGGCTGCAGGTTGCGCAGACCACCATCGACCTGGAAGACAAGGCGGGGCAGATCGCGTTGTCGCGGTTGCGGACGCAGTTGGAGATCGCTAGTGCAATATCGGCGCTTGGGCAAGCACAGCAAGATCTTGTTCAATCTCAGTACTCCGTGTCTTCGGCACGGCAGAATTACGAGATTCGCTCTGCAGAAGAACAACTGCAGCTAATGCGGAATCGAGGGGCTTCAACGCAGGAAATCGGAAGGCAAGAGCAGTACATTGCATCGCTCAAGCGCGGGGCCGCTCATATTGAGTTCAAGGCGATGGAGGCTCAGATAGATGGAATGGCGCAGCGCTTTGTAATGGAACAGAGAATCCTGAAGCTGAAGCAAGTGCAGCAAGCGATTGAAGCCCAGTCGTCTCTTCGCGCTTCGCGCCAAAACGAGCTTCAGCAGCAACAGAAACTGCTTGAGCTGCAAAGCAAGCTCATGGACCCGAGCCTTTCGCCCGCGGAACGCGGAATGGTTGGCCAGCAGGTGAGCTTGCAGAGACAGGCGGTTGGGCTTGCGCAGCAGCAGGTGCAAAGCGATGTTGACAGGATCAACACGTTGGGTACGATTTTCGGCATTGAACGGCAAACGCTTGGACTTCAGCAGCAAGCAACGGCCAATGGGCTGAGGGCGCAAGCCGCATCAAAAGGATGGGAAGGCAATCTGTCAAATTCTCTAGATAGGTTGGATTCTGCCGCAAATTCGGTTGTAGGTATATCTCAAGGATTCAGAGAGATAACGACGGGAATAATCGAGGCCGGAGGTGCAAGCGTCACTCTTAAGGCGACCATCGCGGACGTGGGAGACTCCACATCGCAAGCCGCCAACGCCGCATCGCTCCTCTCAGCCGGCTACGCCGACGCGAACACCAACGCCACCGCGCTGCTCGGCACCCTGCAGCGGATCGCAACCACACCCCAGGCCCGCTGGTCTGGTGGCGGGGTCGAGGCGGGCGCCGCGTACCGGATCAACGAACTCGGCCAGGAATCACTGCTCACCCCCGGCGGTGGGCTCAGCCTGATTCATGCGCCCGCGCGGTCGCTCTGGCGGGCCCCGAGCCGGGAGCACGGTGCCGCGGC